ATCATTTCTCACAGAAACGAAAATTTAACGAGATTTTTGGGAAAGTAAAACGAAAAAACCTGAAAAGGTTTATAAGGAGTGGCTTTTAGTCTCTCCTGACTTTAGGAATATAGCTCAGTAGGTTAGAGCGGTGGTCTTATAAACCATGTGTCACAGGTTCAATTCCTGTTATTCCTATTTGACAAAATGGCATTTTCTCATTTTGTCTCCTTTCTAGCTGGTAGGAGTTTCTGTTAATGGCGGTGCAAGACCGTCAGCCAGTGTTTATTTTTTTGATTAAAAAGTTTTGAAAACAAAACTTAAAAACAGGAGGTAATTGCTATGATTGGTGTTAAATGCGTGAAAGGCTATTTTGATACAAAACTTAATAGACACGTATCTGTAAATGAAGAATTAGAAGTAACTGAGGACAGAGCTAAGCAGCTGGTTAAAGCTAAAGTAGCGGTCATGGTAGTGTCAGGAAATGAGGCAGAACCGGCAAAAGCTCCTAAGCGGACCAGAGCAAAAAAGGAGGCGTAAGCTATGAATATTACAGAAGTAAAGAAAGAATATGTTATAGAAACTTTAGGCAAAGGCACAAAGGTTGTTATGTGTGATTTTGTGTCAATGAGAATGGCTGATTGTACTGAAATGACAGTAAACGCTATTTTGTCATTTATCGAAAATCCGGAGACTAAATTTTTTAAGGTGGTAGCTAGTGAATAGACGTGATCAGCTTATAGCTATTATTCCAGAGGAGTCTCTGGAACTGGTAAAGAGTGTGATAGATGACATTGTTTTTTTAGAGGGCAAGCTGACAGAGCTTAAAAAGTTACCTTTTATACAGGTACATCCACAGGACGCAAGTAAGCAGCGCAGCACTCCAGCCAGCAAACAGTACAAGGAATTTTTACAGCAATACATTAACTGTATAAAAATGATTGAGTATGTCATTTACAAGGACAAGCGTTTAGAGGGTGATGAGGCTGAGGAGTCACCATTGAGAGCGTGGTTTAGAGAAAATGCTGATACAAAATAAAACTATATGGACGCCGGATAACTCTTATTTATTAGAGTATCACGCCAGAATAGAGACAGGTGAGATTATAGTAGGGCGTGAGTTATGGCAAGAACTTAATAACTTGCGTGAGGACTTATTAAATGACGCCTATATTTATAACACAGATGACGCTCTGTTAAGAATGAATTTTATGGAGAACTGTGTAAGGCTCACTAAGTCACCTTTTTATAATAAACCTATGGTGCTTATGCTCTGGCAGAAAGCATTTATAGAGGCTGTTTACTCATTTAAGATGAGCGACACCACTCTAAGGCGTTTTAAGAAAGTACTTTTTCTGATCGCAAGAAAGAATACTAAAAGTGAGACGTGTAGCGCTTTAGGTTTAACAGAGTTTTTTCTGGGCAATGCTGGCTCTGATATCGTCTGTAGTAGTAATGACGATAATCAGGCGAGTCTTATATATGACGCTATTGACACTATGCGTATGCTGATAGACCCAGATGACCTAGACACTAAGCGTAATCAGCGGTACATACTCAATAAAGTCAATAATACTAAAATCTTTAAACTGTCTGACAGGACACGCAATAAAGAGGGGCGTAATATTGACGTGGCTTTTTTGGATGAGAGCCATGAAATGAAAGATAACATAATAGCTAAGTCAGTGGAACAGTCGCAGAGTTTGAAAGACGAGCCACTGTTTATAAATCTTACTACAGAGGGTTTTGTGGTAGACGGCTATTTAGATGATGAGCTTAAGAAAGCGAGAAAAATTATAGCCGGCGAGGATGACGGTGTAATGGCTGAACGTACTTTGCCGTGGTTATATACTCAGGACTCAGAACAGGAAGTATGGCAGAATAGAGCCAGCTGGGTAAAGTCTAACCCTACTCTGGGTATTGTAAAAAAATGGTCTTATCTTGATGAACAGATAGACCTAGCAAAAAACAGCAAGGGTGACAGAATTTTTGTACTCTGTAAGGACTTTAACATAAAACAAAACTCAGCCCAGAGCTGGCTTAATATTGAGGACTATGACTATAAAGCGGTCTATGATCTGGAGAGTTTTAAAGGCTGCCTGTGCTTAGGGGCTGTAGACATGTCAGAAACTACAGACTTAACCTGTGCGAAGATATTGTTAATGAAACCAGAGGACAGTACTAAGTATGTATATACCATGTACTTTATCCCAGAGAGCAAGCTGGATAATTCAGATGACAGAAACGCCGGCGCAAAGTATAAGGAATGGGCGGCGGCTGGACTGATTACCATAACAGAGGGAAATGATATTGATTTAAGTAAAGTAGCTGACTGGTTTTACAGTCTTTACACCACTTATAATATCAGGCTTTGGAAATGTGGTTATGATCAGAAATTCGCTAAGGATTTTCTTAATCGCATGGAATATTACGGCTGGTCTAAGCAAAGTGGTGAAATGGTTATGATTTTACAGAACGCCCAGACGCTCAGCAATGCTATTAAACTACTGGAGGCAGATTTTACCCACCAGCTAGTTAATTACAATGATAACGAAATAGACAAGTGGTGTTTAAAAAACGCCTGTTTAAAAGTAAATGACTTAGGACAGTGCTTAATAGTTAAGTCTGAGTCAAGTAAAAGAATTGACGGCGCAGTAACTAAGGCTATTCTGTGGGAAATGTACAGGCAGAATAGGACGGAGTGGCGGCAAGTGATAGGAGGAGCAGCTTAAATGGGGTGGTTAAGTAATTTATTTAATAAACAGTCAGCAAAACCGACACAGACGACATACGCCGAGGTGATGAGTGGTTACGCTCCTATCTTTTCTCAGTTTGGTCAGGATATATACGCCAGTGATGTAGTGCAGCAAGCTATAGGCTGTATTGTTTCTGAAATGAAAAAGTTAATTCCAGAACATGTTAGGGAGGTTAATGGTGATGTAATACCAGTAAATAGTAGCTTAAACAGAGTGCTTAATAACCCTAACCCACTAATGACTACCAGTGATTTTTTGGAAAAGGTAACATGGATTTTATTTTTAAACTATAACGTCTTTATTATTCCTATCTATCGGGAGTGGCAAGAAAAAAACGGCGTTATAAAAAGACACTATGAGGCGCTTTATCCTATATTGCCTAGTCAGGTGGATTTTATCGAGGACGCAAGCGGTAAACTCTATGTGAAATTCAGGTTTAATAATGGTCAGGAGTATACACTTAGATACTCTGACGTTATCCATATCAGAAAAAACTTTTCAGTTAATCAGTATATGGGCGGTAATGATCAGGGGCAGCCGGATAATGGCGCATTGCTTAATACGCTGGACCTCAACCATAAACTCTTACAGGGAATAGCTAAGGCTATGAACGCCAGTTTTGCGGTTAATGGTGTAGTCAAATTTAATACTCTGTTAGAGGGCGATAAGGCTACAAATGCTTTAAAAGAGTTTGAGACTAAACTTAGAAACTCTGAAAATGGTTTTTTACCGTTAGACCTCAAATATGATTATGTACCTATACAGAGAAATATACAGCTGATAGACGAGGCAACTCTTAAATTTATAGATACAAAGATTTTAAGACATTATGGCGTATCGCTGCCTATTCTCACAGGAGATTATACAAAAGAACAGTATGAGGCTTTTTATCAAAAAACACTTGAAACGCTCATAATTAGTTATTGTCAGGCAATTACGAAAACGGTTTTTACAGACGGAGAAAAGAACCATAACAACAAGGTTAAACTTTACCCCAAAGATTTAATCTTTATGAGCATTGAGCAGAAAATAGCGTTAATTAAAGAGCTTGGTCCTACAGGCACATTATTAGAAAATGAAAAGCGTGTAATGGTTGGAATGAGACCATTAGCAGAGTTAGCCGGCAAACGAATGATAAGCCTTAACTGGATAGACGCAGATAAGGCAAATGAATACCAGACAGGGCAGCCGGACAGCGGAGGTGAGAACAATGAAACAGAAACAGACAATAACTAGAGCTTATAATTTTGAAATCAGGGCAGAGAACAACGAGAAAAATGGTGATCATATTGTAGGGCGTCCTATCGTTTATAACTCTATGACTGACTTAGGTTACTTTAATGAGATTATTGAGGCTGGGGCTTTAGATAAAGCCAACCTCAAAGATGTCAGATTTTTAATTAACCACAATACAGACATGATACCACTGGCACGCAGCAGAAATAATAATGAAAATTCTACAATGCAGTTAGAGGTAGATAAAGACGGTATGACTATCAGAGTCAATTTAGACACTGAGAACAATACAGAGGCACGTAATTTATATAGTGCTATCAAACGTGGAGACATTACCGGAATGTCATTCATGTTTACGATAGATGACGAAGAGTGGGTAGATTTAGAAAGCGATCACCCTACACGTCATATCAGGAAAATAGGACAGGTGTTTGAGGTGTCAGCTGTCACTTTTCCGGCTTATGAAAGTACAGAGATCAGCGCAAGAGACAAGGCGGCGCTGGAGAGCGCTAAGACAGCACTGGAGAGTGCTAAGCGATCACTGGAGAGTGATAAAGAGGCTCTGGAGCTTGAAAAAGCAAAGAACAGAAATATTTTTTTAATCTAAAAGTTTTGAAATCAAAACTTAAAAACAGGAGGTAGTTAAACCATGAAAAAGAAATTATTAGCTATGATTGCAAGAAAAAAACAGGAGTATGCAGAATTGCAGAAACGCTCTGACGAGTCACAGGACTTAGCGGAAGTAAGAGCAATCGGTGAGACTCTTAAAAAGTTATCAGACGAGATCAAAGAGGCTGAGGATATGCTGGCAGACTTAGACGAGGGTGACGGTGCTGGAGCTGGTGAACCAGATGAGGCTAGTCGTTCAGAAGTGCCGGCAAACGCTGTATTAAGAAATGCACAGGTGTTAGGCTCTTTTAGCATGGCTACTAATGCACAGCCGCAGACTCAGGGAGCTGATGATACACAGTATCGCAATGCATTTATGAATTATGTATTAAGAGGCACACCTATTCCGGCAGAGTTAAGAGCAGACGCTAACACTCTTACGGGTGAAGTAGGCAGCGTAATTCCTACACACTTAGTAAATCAGATCATTGAGAAGTTTGACAATGTGGGTATGATCTTGCCACTCATTACTAAGACTTCTTACAAGGCTGGTGTAGAAATTCCCACAAGCTCAGTTAAGCCGGTAGCTACATGGGTATCTGAGGGCGCTGGCTCTGACAGACAGAAAAAAGCACCTACTGGCAAGATTACCTTTGCTTACTACAAATTACGCTGTGAAATTTCTATGTCTATGGAAGTAGGTACTATGGCGCTGTCAGCTTTTGAGGCTAAGTTTGTAGAAAACGTAGCTAAGGCTATGACATACGCTGTAGAAAATGCTGTTATTAACGGTACTGGCACAGGACAGCCTAAGGGTATCTTAGCTGAAACTGGCGTAGAGGTTGCTGGTGGTGCTACATACGCTAAGCTCTGTGAGGTAGAGGGTGTTATCCCTGTAGAATACGAAACAGGCGCTAAGTGGTGCATGAATAAAAAGACATTCATGAAGTTTGTAGCTATGACAGATCAGGCTGGACAGCCTATTGCACGTGTTAACCACGGTATCGGTGGTAAGGCTGAGCGTACTCTGTTAGGTAGAGACGTAGTAGTAAGCCCTTATGTAGCTGATGATAAGGCTTTTGTGTTTGACTTTGCTGACTATGTTTTAAATACAATTTATGACATGGGTATCAGCAAGAAACAGGACTGGGAAACAGAGGACTTGTTAACTAAGGCTGTTATGTCAGTAGACGGCAAAGCGGTGGATACTGGCTCACTTGTAATCTTTAACATTGAGCCTACAGTGTAAACATGATCAGGAGGTAATTAACAATGGCTGACGCTAAACTTTTAAGCGCTGTAAAAGCAGCTAGAGGAATGACAGGCACTTTTGAGGCTCAGGACAATCAGTTGAAAATTGAAATTGATGAGGTTATAGGCTACATGGTAGCCGGTGGAGTACCTGAGAAAGTGGCAAACTCAGAGGCGTCAGCTGGAGTTATTGCCAGAGGTATAGAGGATATGAAGTATAACGGCGGTAAGCTCTCTGATTATTTTTATCAGAGAGTGACCCAGCTGGCTTATCAGACCTCTACCACCGAGGAGGAGAAAGTTAATGAAGTATAAGCCAGACTTGCCTTATGATACGCCGGTGGAACTGTTTGACCCTATTTTAAAGAAAGTTAAGGGTGTTACAGTAAAAACTTACCCAGAAAAGGGAGAACTGATTTTTTGTAAGTTTAAAACTTATGGAGGTACTGAAAGTATTGTCAATGGTCAGCTTGTCGTAATAGATACGGCAAATGTAGAAACATGGTACAGACCTGATATAACAAGCGGCAGTCAGATAAGGCTAGGCGCTGATGTGTATGAGGTCATGGGTAAGCCGGAGGATGTAGAACAAAGGCATGAAATATTAAAGTTTAAAGTAAGAGGTGTGACTGGTGGCACGTAATAAAATCGGCTTA